ATCTTCCATCCAAGCTTCATCCACTGGATTTCCAAACAGGTCTTTGTCTACTATAGGTGTGAGTAGAAAATCTTTATCTGCTGTATCACCATCTTTCCCATCAAAGATAGGTTTTAGTTCATCGTATGTGTCACGCACATTGTGTAGCTCATCTAGCAGTTGATCTACTTCATCCATGAGTTTCTTGAACTTGACGTTATACAAATCTGTCAGTGACAACAAATCTCTTTCAATGTCATCTGAATATTTTAGAATGGTTATAATGTCTGTGGTGATTGACCAGCAATCATGCACAGAACTTTCCATTTCATCTTCAATCTTCGTCATCTACTAATCCACTCCATTGTTTTAATTTATCACGTTTATGTTCAACACGATTCTCAATCTCTGTCCAACCAACTATATCCCACTCTTGCATAAGTTCAATCATACACATAACATCACCGATTTCATCTCTTAAATTTTGATCATCAATATCTTGTCTACGCAGTGCTTTAGAGCAGGCCTGAATTAATTCACCACACTCTTCCATTGTAATTACAAGTAGTTCTTGGTATTCTGTTAACTTTTGCATAATGTAAAGAATCCTTATTTGTTATATTTATTGTACTTGATTATACCTCTTTTGTCAAGACGTTTTTTATAAATATTAGTGTAATAGAATAGAGAGAAAGGAACTAACCAATGATTGCTGAAACCTTAGCAGGAATCGCTCTGGTCAAACAGAGTGTAGATTTTATTAAGAGTCAAATTAACACAGCAAAGGACATCGGTGAAATTACTGGTGCCGTTGAGGGGTTGTTTCGTGGTCAAGATGAAATAGAAAAGGCAAGAAACAAAAAAGCAGGAGTCAGTGTAGGAGATCAACTTGGAATAAAAACTGTAGCACAAGAAGTCATAGATGCGAAACTAGCTGCAGAAGCCATGCAAGAAATGAGAAACATGATCGACATGAGATTCGGGCCTGGCACCTTTAAGACTATTTTAAACCTCAGATCAAAAAAGATTAAAGAACAAAAAGAAGCAGAAGCAGAGGCAAGAAGAATACAGAGAAGAAAAGAACGAGAGGCAGAAGAGACAATCAGACAGGCTATGATTGTCGGTGCAACTATTGTTTGTGCAGTTGGATTGTTAGTATTTTTGTTTGTTGCTGTGATAAAATGATTTATGTATTAACAGTATATGCTACCTTTGGTGTAATACTTACTGTGCCTACAGTTTATTCATCATACGAACAATGTATGTACCATGCAGAAAAGATTGAAGAACAGAGAAGATGGAATATGGATTCACCTACTATAACGGCCAAGTGTGATGAAAAATAATAAATTGACATATGTTAACAACTCACCACTTTTAAAAGAAAGTCGTAAACCCCTTTTAAAGTTAGTTAAGTATCATAACTACGGTGTACGCAAACTATGGAAAAGACTAAAGAATAACCAAAGTTCTATTGCGTAGATGTTCTTCTTCAATCAAATCTTTGGATTGTCCATGATATGCTACTGCATGGTGTTTGTCAATTAAATACTGATTGATAGACTTGTCTGCATAATCAGTTGTTCTCCACAACTCACCAAGGATACGGCCATACTTGCCTTCTGCATCCTTTTGTGTTTTGAGAACAATACCACCCTCATCATCTAACATATCTGTTATGAACTTTTTTGCAGCCAGTCCATACTTCTTTTCTTCCAAGTCTCTGGTGCGTGACTCAGGTGTGTCGATACCAAACATACGAATACGTTCTTTCTTTAACCACACACCAAAACCTAAATCAATATCAACATCAACTGTATCACCATCTACAATGTGAACTACCTTACATTTATACTCGTACATAATCTTCCCCTATACTGCAAAACTTTCACCACATCCACAGGATGCAGTGGCGTTTGGATTGATTACTTTGAGATAGGCTCCACCAAGTTCTTGTACATAGTCAATAGTGCATCCAGCGACAAACATCTCTGCCATTGGGTCAAGAACAAGTGCGTCTGCATATGGAATACTCCATTGTACATCAGGCCAGTTGTTTTTGAAATCCCATACATATGTGAATCCACTACAACCGCCACCCTTGACTCCTAGTGTTACATAGTCATCATTGCGTACTTGATCTAGATATTCTTTTGCTTTATCTGTAACTGTAATCATACATCTATTTAGTCCATCTTTCCTTCTGGGGGATACAACCACCACCCTGTAGATATATATTTAGATGTAGTATGCACAGGATTACCTCTGTGTTGCCACTGCCATCCAGCAGGGAAGACTAGTCCTAAACCCTTCTTAGGTTGAACTCTTATCTTTTCGTATAGAAACTCTGTTTCACCTTCACCTTCTGGTATGTCGTTTAGGTAAAGTGTCCAGACCAGAACACGCCTACAGTTCTTGTAGTGAGACTGTTCTGCATGAAAATTATGAAACCCACCACCTTTAGGATCGGTGCGTTGTATCTTTGTTTCCTCTGATTCTAATTCTAGGTTACCTCTGTATGCATAGGGAAATTCCTCAAGATATGAAGCCAACATAGTTTTCTTAACTGCACCTATCTTTTGATATAGGTCAGAATCTACAGGCACCCACTTCTGAATGTCTTTTCTAGTTGCTCTGTTTGGATTTTCTATACGAGAATACTCACCAGATTTAAACCAAGTGAGCATCTCTTCGACCAGTTCATCAGAAACTATATTAGAGTATCCTCTAACAAATTCAGTTAAGTCCATTTGATAACCTTGCGTTAGCAATCAATTCTTTCATAACATTATTCCAGAATTGATATCCCCAACTTTTTAACTCACAACGATTTCTTGCTATTATAGAGTTATGAATTAGTCTTTGATATTTTTCAGTTTGCATAGTTTCCTCAACTGAAAATGTTGGTTTACGATACCCCATCAATTGCTCCTTGTATTTCATCTATTAAATCAAAAACATCATCTTCATCTGCCTGATACCTGATACCAATACCACCAGCAGTACGCCATCGAATAATGTTATCTTGTTTATCATCGACCAAAATGTTTGGTTCACCAGTTAAACGGTTTATCGCATATTTATGTTTGTTGGATGTAAAGATACAGTTCTCTACTTCAGGCATCCAACCATGACGTTGCAACCACACACGTTTCCAGTATGCAGAGTTGTCTCTGTCACCACGCAGCGGTGATGAACAGATACCCCAACCATCAAGTGTCCTTGCATAGTCAATTAAAGTAATCGCAGAATCAAATTTGTCAATTTTATTAAAGAAGTCTGTATTGCGAACCTTTACGAGAGCCAGTTCCTTATCCTTAATCGACTTCCAATGTGTTACGTTATTCTCTTTCGCAAGTAACGAAAAGAAATCTGCAATCACTCCATCCATGTCTAAGTATAACGTCATACTAATTCCCAACCAGTGAAAGCACACTTGTACTTTCTAGTTCCAATCAAAACATAGTCACCAGTGCTTGTGCTTCGACAAGTCTTCTCTGGCCCTACATAGGTAACACCTTCGTTTTTCCACCAAACTTCTTCGATGGTGTTTGTTTTCTTAAATGCAATCTCACACATTTCCTCATCACACAAATGCGCTGGTACTTCTACAAATGCAACAGTGTGTGGTGCCTCCTCAAAAGGAGCGTGGATAACCACAACCTCTTTCATAAAAGTCTTTTCGTAGTTTTTCATCAATGCATCATTCATCACGCAGCCTCCACTACTTTATATTCTTTATCCCACTGACCAATATTGACGTAGACATAATAGGCAATGTCAAAGTAATCAATCTGAGCATCAGTGTTGTTATACCACTTAGTACCCTTCATCGCAGCAACCAGTTCGTTAAGAAACTGACCGGCGATACCAGTACCATAAAACTTTTCGATATGATAGGTATTGACCTGATGATAAACCTCACCAAAGTCGATGACACCTTCTTTAAGATTGACTTTTAAACCACGATGGTTGTCGATACCGATAGTACCCTTCACACCAAACTTTTTAAGGACTGCCTTGATAGCAGGAGCAAGTTGTTTCTTAGTGTCTTGTCCGATATATGCCATGATAAAATTCTCTCTCTTTGTTTCAACTCATCTTACTTAATAAATGTACCACACTTTGTAGGCAA